ATTCTGAGGACGAAACCACCCAATGCAAGCGCATTTCTTCCTTCTTAAGCAGAGAGATTTGAACCTTCAACTCAGCTATGAGAAAAATACGACTCGCCATGATTCAGCTCCGTTGCGCTAAGGGCCAATGCGGTGAACATGGCCTTCAATGATGCCCTTTATCTTATTGAGCAAATCTGATGGATGAACGGGTTTACTCAGCAACTCGAATCTATGACCATCAGCACGTGCGCGATCAAGCAAATGGTCGGTCGCCGCGTGCCCGGAGAACAGCAGCACCTTGCAATCTGGACAATGCTTCTTCACTTGGATCGCCAATTCGACCCCCGACATCACGGGCATCATAATGTCGGTAATAAGCAGGTCGGGAGGCTCAGAGCAAGCAGTCCGGAGTGCCTCAAGTGGATCGGTGAAGGCTTTGGTATCGAATCCCTGATTCTGCAAGATGATGGCGAGAGTAGAAGAGATAACGCTTTCGTCGTCCACAACAAAAACCGAATAACCCTTGAGTGATTGGTCCACATCTCCAACATTTCTTGAGCACAAGATGACGAATCAAATTCGTTGGTCGTTCTCGTTAGTAACCCGGCTGGACAGAATTAGTTGTGACTGAGTGTCTGAACATCTGACAAACGCTCTCAATCGCGTTTCGTCTATCAATACAAGATACATAGAATGAAGGGTATAGGGGCATTGCCGAGTTTCGCGATGAAAATTCGCCGGGACCGTCGCCAAGTCTTCAACGCACACAGTCAATACTTTTTCACAAAAATCGGAAATACTTTTGCGCAAGAATCAGAAATGCAAAATGAATGTAACGCCTATATTTTCAACGGTTTATAGCTAATTTACAACTGCCCCATAATGACACACAATCGGCCTTGAATCAAGCGATTTCTGCCCTGAATAAGGCCCTAAAGCAAAGGATTCTATGAGAAGAACAACTGCAGCCGAAAAAAAGCTGACCGGTACATTTCGCCCTGGTCGTGACCGTAAACGAATTCAGTTTGTTGTCGCAAACGGTATCGCGAGCAAGCCGCCTGCATACGTCAAGAAAAACAAGTTGGCGCTCGCAGAGTGGAAATTCGTGGCCCCGTTCTTGGAGGCAGAAGGAATTTTGACACGGCCAGACGTTTCGCTACTCTCTTCCTACTGTGTTCTGTATTCGAGATGGAGACAAGCCGCCCTGGATGTCGACACAAATGGACAGACGATTATGGTCACCAGCAGCACGAGGACGGGTTCCTGCACTAAGCCAGTAGCAAATCCAAGTTGTCGTTTAGAGATAATTTACCAAGCGGCTGCGATGCGTGCGGCGGTCAAATTTGGGTTGAACCCGTTGGATCGTCCACGTGTGGAATCTCCAGAGGCAGACGACGAAAACGGCCCTGATCCTTTTGACAGATTTCTAGAGCAGAACGACGACCCCGAACTCGACTACATTTTCAAACCGTCAAACTGAGTTACGTCCCGCCTGCACCATTCTCCACAAATCAAGTTTTGCAAACATCTTGAGTTCGCGGTGCACATCCCCCGCGTTCACACGACAGGTCACGCTCCAGCAACCAGAATGGAGAACGAAGTGAAAACAGAAGCAAGGGAATATAACCCTTACGAATACATAACCTATTTTACCGAGACGAAGCAATTCAGAATCGACATCCCTCGCGCCGCTTACAGGCCGGTCTGTTTGAGTTTGGCTGAAGCAATGCAGATGAGGGATCGCATGATTCAGTCACCGCACTTCCCTAAAGCCGAACGATTTGAACCGCGCACAGAGTTTGCCTGCTACGTGGACCCTAACCTGGAGACAAGATGAACAACAAGAAGCAGAAGAAAATCAAACGCACTACGAAATCTAAATCAAAGCAACCCAAAATCGAAATCAGGGCGGGCAAACCTGAGACCCGTAGCTACAAGTCAACACGACTCGAAGCGCGTAAGTCCGCTGACGGAAGTATGAAGTTGGCGGGCACTGCAATTGTGTTCGACAGCCTTTCAGAGGACATGGGATTTTTTGAAACGGTCAAATATGAAGCAGTTCAGAAATCGTTGCAGCGGAACCTCGACTGCTACATGCTGTGGCAGCACGACAGCGCACAGCCGTTGTCACGCGTGAAGACGGGCACCTTGGAACTAACACTAACTCGTGCGGGTTTAGACTTCGTCGCTACGCTGCCTAACTCACCTTTGGGGCAGAATGCGTATCAAGCCGTGAAAGATGGCACGGTCGACAGTGTAAGTTTCGGTTTTAGTGTCGAGTCCGGAGGCGATAACTGGATTACAAGACCTGATGGAAGTCTGCTTCGCGAACTCCTGGATATCAACGTCGGGGAAATCAGTCCGGTGACCTGGGCTGCATACTCTGCCCCTCATGTCGATGTTAGGTCCTGCCCAAAGGCCCTCCGTGGCAAGCTCAAACGCACCCAGGACGATGACGTTGTCGACGACCCTGCCCTTGACGATGAGGAAGAGTTGCGTTGCTCATGTGAGTGTGATGCGTGCCAAGAGGGCGACTGTGAAGATTGCACGAACGACGACGAAGACTGTGAAGAAGAGAATGATTGTGTCGATTGTGGTGGTGCACTTCGCCGGGCACACTTCGAACTTCTGCTGAGACGAATGCGTTCCTAGTTCCTAGCTCAACCCCAAAACAAATCTCAAAACATTTCCTAGGCCACACGGTGACCGCGCCCGATGTGTGTCTGCGCCCATCACGCCTTAGAACCCATAGACAGGAAAACATAAAATGTCGAAGCTGACTGACTTAATCGAACGTAAGAATTCACTCATTGCAAAGGCAACACAGCTTGTCCAATCGATGCGCTCCGCTGAACAGAAGGCAGAATACGCCAAGCTGTTGAAAGATGTAGACGACGCGGACGAGATGATATCCATGCTGAAAAAGGTGGAACCTTTTACCCGCATGGCTGCCCCCGTTGCTGCTCCTGCACCAGTTGTCCCAGCCGTTATCAGTCCCGAATCGAGAGAGCAGCGCCGGGCCAAACTGAATTCAGCTTTCCGTGCATATTTGCAGGGCATGTTAGATCAACGCATCCAAGAGCATCGCGACCTTTTGACATCGTCTGACGGGGCAGGTGGCGCTGCGATTCCCCAAGAATTTTCTGGGTTCCTTTCCGAGACACTCAAGCTGTACGCTCCGTTGTTCGATTACGCCAACGTGAGGCAGTCACCGGACGGGCGCAGTGTAAAAGTGTGTCGCGCAGACGATTCAAGCCACGGTCTCACTTTGATTACCGAGGGCAGCACAACGCTTTCCGAAGTCGACCCAACCTTCTCTTCAACTGTTGTAAGTGCAGACCCGCTATCCAGTGGAATTGTACGCTATAGCAATCAACTGCTCTCCGACTCGGCATTTGATCTGGAGCAGTTGCTTTCAAAGTTGACGTCTTCCAGAATCGGTCGCGGCATCGAGAAGGCTCTTACTTTGGGCACAGACGTTGCTGGCACAACTTTGCCGAATAACACAGGTTTAGTTGCGCTGGCACAAGTCGCAACTACGACCAGCACTATAGCGGCGGGCATCGGATGGGCCGATATTGTAAATCTGTTCGATTCGCTTGACGCGGCCTATCTGCCCCGAGCGATTTTTCAGATGTCGAGCAAGACGCGCAACTATCTCGCGGGTCTCAAAGATTCGACTGGTCGTAGTTACTTCGTGCCTGGAACATCGAATTCACTCGACATGATTCTCGGTTACCCCGTAGTCATAAATCAATCACTCCCGAGTCCGACCGCTGGTGCATTCAGTGCCAGCGTCAAGCCGATCATCTTTGCAGATTTGTACTCGGGCCTGCAAGTGATCGCCAGCGAGCCACGTGTAGCTGTCCTCCGAGAACGATTTGCAGAAGTGAACGAATCTGCACTTGTAACCTCAATCCGCATTGGAAGCTCGAGTCTGCAAGCCGGAGCCATCCAAGAATTGCGTATCGCAGCGGCATAAACCCAAGCGACAACGACGAAAGTCAAAAATTGAAAAGGAAGAGAAGCCCACCTGAGAACGGTGGGTTTTCTTATTTGGAGAGCAGATTGAATGGAAACTTCTAATGTACTTGACCGCCCGAAGCTAGAATCGCGCTCGTGGCCTTTCTCAGTTCCTCCGCAAGCTCTAGGGCCTTCTGTGTGGTTATCTGGGTCTGTATCTGCTTCACCTCTCCATTTTCGAGTTCCTGTGGAGTTTCTGCATATTGAATTGTAAGGATGAGCGATGACATTTCTGCAATGGGTGTGATTCCCCATGCCGTCACAGGGAACGTGATGATGTTGCCTTCGCTGTCTTTTTAAGTTGCAGTTCGTCCATGTTCGGTTCCCTCTCTTGTGACTTCCATCATATACATCGACCCGGCAGCCTAAACCACCAAAACACGACAGCAACTGATTTGCTCATCTGGTGCGCCGAACCTGGCCCCCGGATGGGCATTCCTTTTGCTGTCGTGTTTTGAGAGGAGCACAAACTGAAGACAACCAGATTTCCAGACGGTCACATACTCGCGTGCGCATCCTTTTATCTATTCGGCCCACACAAGCATCCTTTGTTCGTCGGAACGGGCATTTTTGATGCTTCAGTCGAGACCCCGTTGGCAGCCGTGATGCGTACAGCTTTCAAACATGGCATCATGCCACACGCAGAAAACTGGGAACTCGATTTAGCAGAAAGTGTGATCCAGCCTGTTAACGGAAATCCGATTCCCTATCATCGCGTGTTCGTATTCCGATATTTGCCTGAGCGGTCCAAGCACGAGGGACTGCTGAACGTATTCAAGGACTGTTACTACGTGACTGCGAATTGGAAGCACACAGTTGTGGACCCGAAGAGTGGAAACAGTTTGTTAACAGCCTAACTCAACACAAAAATCCGACACACATCAAGGGGCAGGGTCTTTAGGACCTTGCCCTTTTTATGGTGTCCGTAAATACACACAGGAGAAGCAGTGCGAGAAAACCAAAAGGTTACAAAGGAGTATGGCGGCATAATCACCAGTCCCTTCCAACAGAACCAGATCAACAAAGCAGCACGACTGAAAAAGCAAGCAGCTAAATTCGACGCGCGTCTTGAGAAAGAACGGCAAGAGTGGATTCTGTCTCCGCCGTCGAACATGGCAATCACACTTCACGAGGATGCGGGCGAGGTTCCTGCGGGTCTGGTGCTGAGTCTTCCTCACGAGGTTGGACGCATGGTGCTTCACAAGCGCCTCGCTGACATTATCGAACACGATGTGACCGTAGATGCGGTGATAGATGGAGACTTTGAAGGCGCAATTGAAGCCATGAACTTGGGATCGGCAAGGGAGACCAGACTACATGAAACTAGATGAAGATTACAGCTTAGATATTCCCTGCAGAATTGAACGACGGAGGAAGGCATTGACTGTTAAAGAACTAGCCGCATTCGTCAGCTTGAGTACGAAGCAAATCTATGAACTTGTTGCGAAGGGACACATTCCGTCATACAGAATCGCGGGAGCTATTCGATTCGACCCATCAC